CAGAAACAACTTTAAATAAGTTTCTATCGTTAAAAGTTCCATTAACTAAATAAGGCGCGTAAGTGTCGTTAATTCCAAAACTAACTATTTGTGAAGTGATATTGATATATTCTCCTAAATGAGAAGTTGTGACAGTTGTAGCGTCAATTGATTTCCATTCACTTTTTTTAATTACAGGTTTAGCCAACAATAAAATGTTTTCCGGAACTAAAGCGCCTATATAATTTCCATCTACATCTAAATCGCTTAATAAATCGACCTTTACTTCTTTACGTGCTTTGACAATTTGCAATTTACCATCTTCAATACCTTTGCATATGAAATATTCCAAATCGTCAGTTTCAGCGGTTGCAAAATCTAAATCACAAGTGTATTTATTTAATGGGTCGACTTCAATAGTCAAAACCACTATTGCTTCAAAACCGAATTTTCTATGGTAATACAATAGCTGTTTCAGTTCGTGATTTCGCAAATGTGTAAATTCAAATTGAATCTCTCCACCCGAAAAGCTCACGTCCCTGCCCATTCCGTTATCTTTTTGCTTTAACGAAAAGTTTATATCAGAAGTTCCGAAAGGCTCGTCAATAACTTTTTTTCCGTAATTGTCGCTTTTGAAGTCTAAAGTGAATTTCATAATTATATTTTAAATCCAGTTCTTGAAACTCGATTGTTATTCTGAATCGTTCTATTTCCGTTTGAGCCTATCCAACTTGAAAAACCTTTTTTATCGTATGTTGTTTGGCTAACTTGAATTTTTGCAAAATGTTTCCCCATAACCGAGTCCATTTCTTCGGCTGTCACACCTCCGTTAGTTTGATAGTTTCTGCTCATTGAAATACCTCTTTCGTTTAGCATTTCCATAATTTGCTGTTCGTGAGTTAATACCTTTGTTCCTTTTGGCGCGTTCATTAATATATTTCTACCCTCTGGCATTATTTCCTTACCATTTGGGAGTATAATCTTTTCTTGAAAGTTTGCCCCTGCTCCATCATTTACAAGCATCATTCCTCCTATGTGGTTATCAGTACCATCGAAATATTGAGGGATTTTTTGACTTGCGACTAAAGCAATCTGAGCAGCACCCAAAGCACCTAATATCAAAGCTAACGGTAATCCTGCAAATCCTGTTTTTCCTACTGTTGCCATAATAGCCTGAGCTGTATCAATAGCTATATTAAATATCGCTTGTTTCTGTTTCGCTTTGTTTTCTCGATTTGCTATTTCAATACGTTTCTTTTCATAATCTTCTTCTATTTTTTGCCTAGCAGATAATCCATCCCCTGCGAATTTCAATGCAATATCTTTTTGACTTTCCAAACGTCGATATTCATTCTCAAAATTCATTTGACTAAATCCTGATATTATTTCTCCCGCTTTTTGTGCTTGTTCTGCAATAGAATCAAAAGTATCTTTCCAATCTGATTTTAATTGTTTGTGTATTGGTTCATTTGGATTTACGAAATTATCAGGCAATATTGCACCACCTACAGGAACATCATTTAATTGTTTTTTAAGCTGAATTAATAGTTTTAATTGTTCATTTATAGCAGGTAATTCTTGGTCATTTGCGACTATTCTTTCAGTGGTAATTCTATCAATTTCTTTATTAATTTCATCTACAATAGTTGAAATTGGTTTGATATAACTTGCTAAATGGTCTAAATCTTCTTTTTTAGTCTTTTCTTGTTTGGCTTTTTTCTTTTTATCCGGTGCTGTTATAAAAGTAGCTAATTCCGATTGAGTTTTTAAATAATCTTCCTGAGACTGAGTTAAGGCTTTTTTTCTATCATCAATTATGGCTTGTTGATTATCTGCCTCTGCTTTTCTTTGTGCTTTTAATGACTTTTCAATGTTTTTTCTTTGTCTTTCAGGTTGTAAAGATTGTAAAAAAGCTTCAACCTTTCCAATGTGTTCTTCGTAAGAAACTGCATTTTCTTTGTTAAGTTTTGTTTGTTGTTCAGCAATAGATTTCGCTTCGGCTTCAACTATGTTTTTTTGAATCAACGATAAAATATATAAATCAGTGGCTTTTGTAAGTTCTCCCGTTGATATAGCTTGGTCGTAAGTTGCTGACGTTAATCCCGGCAATGTCTTTTTTATTTCTTCATAAGCTAATTTACGATTAATAGAGCTTTCGTTGTGATCTAGAACTATTTCAGTTAAGGATTGAACTTGTGTTATTTCAGAAGTTATAGCGGTTTTTGCATTTAATAATTCCTCGTTAAGTGCTTTTTGAGCCTTTTCAGCATATGAAATACTCATTGCCCATTCAACTATTTTTCCACCGTATAACGTTAGCAAAGTTACTCCTACACTTAATAATGTTTGCCATCCAAAAACAGCAGCTCCGATAGATTTTAATACCGAAACAGTCGGTTTGCCTTCCGCAACCAACATTTTATTTTTATCACGAATACCATTTATTGCATCAAATAAAGCGGGAAAGTTATTTGATAAAGCCATAAATCCAGTATTCACACTATTTGCAAATGCTGGTGCTTCACGTGATAATTGATTGATTGAATTTCCTAATGCGTTGTAACCGCTTGCATAATTACCTACATTCCTTTGATTTTTACCAATAGTGGCATCAGTCATTTTTAAAATACCGTTGTACTTTTCATTAACAGCGGATAACGTTTTCAAACGCATTTCCTCATTTACTGTCAAATTGTTATAACGTTCTTTTCTAACCGCTAAATCATTATAGGCTTTTGTAAGGTTGTTTATTTGCGTTTGTGTTTTATTGTATGCGGATGCGTTTTTTGTCGCTATTGCAGCTTCTTTTTGTGCATTCTTCTCAAACGAATCAAATGCCTTTTCTCTTTGTTGTTGTAAACGAATTTCAGCTAAACGGCTTTGTTCGGCTTTTTTAGCTATATCAGCGTGTAATTTTGTAATTATAGTATTTTGCTTCTCTAATTGAGCATTTAAAGCGGTTGTGCTTTGAACGGTTTTATCGAGTCCGCTTGGTGTGTTTATCGTATTAAGCGATTTTGACAACTTTAATGAATCATCAGCAAGAGATAAGACTTCTTTTCTTGCAAGAATCAATTCTGACGTTAAAAATTGAACTCCTTTTATCGCTTCGCTTCCAATTACTAAATCTACGCTATTGTTATTCATATCAATTCTGTTTTGCTTTTTCTTCTAATAATTTACATATTTCAATCCATCTTTTTACGGTTGTAGTTTTTGGATTTATAACTCCTAATTCTGGTAAACCAATTTGAGCGATTAATAAATCTTTTTCCAAAACACGAGTTTCTACTTTTGCATCTTTGTTTAGTTCAATTTCAATTAATGATATTCTTGTTTTAATACCTTCACACGCTATTTTTAATCGTTCTATTTCGACTTTATCACCATCTATTGTGTTAATCTCAGGCATTTTAAAACCGTGTTCCGCTAATTTTTTAATAAACAATAAACGAGTTTCCATTTCGTTATTACCGAACCCCAACCACATTATATAAAGAAGTGATTGAACAGCATTATATTTCAATCGTAAACATTCAATTTCTGCCCATTTTTGTAAACGATTAGTAAATGAACGATCATCAATTGCTTTGAAATATTCGTCTAAAATAACCTTTTCGATAGCTTCTAACGATGTATTTGATTGTTTTGTTTGCCGACCATCATAACCGATTATAAACCAGTTTAAATCACGTGTATTTCGGTATTTATCGAAGTTGTACAATGGTAGAGTTTCGATTGTATCGTAATATTTTGTTCTAGTTAGTTTCATAAATACTTTTTTATAAATTTCATTAATTCTGGATAAACTATGTCATAATTGACAATATCACTATTATTTTTATTTAGTCCAAATAAGTTTTTATAACCACTAAAAAACAATGCTTTATCTCCGCTTCCTGTTCCTGTTGAAAATATATCGAACTTTACCAAATTAGGCTGCAAATCAATTTGTAAATTAGATAAAAAAGCACCAGTTTCAAAGAAATTATAAGGCGTTCCAGCTACTTTTTTCGGGTCTAATAATTGAGTTGACAAAGAATAAACTCCTTTAAAACGACTGTTGCTATTATTTAAAACATTTCCATCACTACCTAAACCATCTTGAAAAGCATCAACATTCAACGATATAATAAGATTTTCATTAGCCAACACAATCCTTTCCTGCTCGTTCAATATTTCACGTGCTACAAGTTCGCATTTTTTTATATAATCGTTTATTGTTGTTGGCATAAGACAAATATACAAAAAAACCCATTACAATTAAGCAATGGGTTTAATTCTCCTTTCTTTTTTAAATTAGGTTACAATTACACTAGCTGTATTTGATTTATACAATACATCTGCCAAAGTCAAAATAATTCCATTTAAAGAAACTTCTACTATATCAGTAGCAACCATTGCGCCAACTGTTAATGTATATTTCTTTGTAGTTGAACTATAAACAGCTACTGTAGGATTGTTTGCAACTCCGTTTTTAGTTACTGCAAAATCACCAAATAACAACCCTTCTACATGATGTGTTTTGTCTAATAAGAACGCGCTTACTACAATTGAAGTTCCTGCTACAATTGGATTTGGAGTGACGATAACTTCATTTACTCCTGTAAGTTCACCAGATGAAAAATCAGTTTCGCTACCTACAACCCAAGCATTTCTTTTGTCGATTTCGTCTCTAACTGTTTTTTGAAGTAATACAGATTTACTCGAAGCATCAACTCCGTTTGCACCCATATACTTGTTAGAATCAAAAATACCTAAAGTATATCCTTTTGGTTCTCCTGTTTTTGTAGTAGTCATCCAAATAGCATCATCTACGTCAAATTCAATCAAATCATATTGATTGTAACTATCTAAATAGGATAATGCTGTAGCAAAATTAACCCCATTGTCGAAAGTTGCTAATTTTTCATAAGGGTTTTTTCCTGCAGAAACTTTAATCCCAGATCCCGGTCTTGTAACAAGATTATTATCCGCTGTAGAATCTTCATAAGAAATAACGCCTTGAAGCATTATTAAAATTCCGTCCTGTTGCAATTGACGCATATAATCTTTGGTTATTTCCGCATTAAATTTATATCCTTTTTCCAAAAGACCTAATGCAACAACTCTTTTTTGATTAATTGAGCAACCTGCTAAACCAGTGCCTAAAACACCGTTTGCACCGCAGTTAATTGTGTTAATTTGTGTTTCTAAACTCATTTTATAAATTTGTTAGATGTTAATTTTTCGATTATTTTTTTATCTGAAAGCTCTATTTTAGAACCAACTCGATATAATTTGTCTAAAGTAAACTCTTTGGCTACTTTAAACGATTTTGTTTTAATTTCTTTTTCTGCCATAGCATTAAAATTTAATATTTTCTTTTATGCAACCTGATATAATTTCGACTTCTAAATCCAAAACCAACGCATTCCAAATAGTAATTAATCCTTTTCCGTTATCATTTAAGCTAAAATTAGGTTTCAATTCTTTGTCGATAGTGCTTCCAACTATCTTAGTAATTCCGCTTTTATTTAGCAAAGTGACAAAATCATTGTAAACAGGAATAAGAACTTCTTTATAATCTGTTTGGTATTGTTGAGCATTAAATCCATCAACATCATTTGAACGTGTTGCGATAACAAACCTTGCATTTCTTGTAACTCGATTTCTTAATAAGTCATCTGTATCTTTTGATGTTACTAACCAAATAAGAGGGTATTTTGATACACTTTCTTTGAGTACTAAGAATTTATTTAGTACATCAATTGTTCCCCAATCGTAACGAATTGTATGTGTATCGTTCCATTGTGGCATTAATGCGACTAATTCCCTTAATTTCTCTTCAAAAACTATCATATTCCAAAGCTGTTTTTGGTTTCGTAAATCTTAAAATATTCTGGTTTCCAATTCGTAAAATCGCCTTGTTTATCCATCAAATAACCGTAAAGACTCTTTTCTACATTATTGCATCCATACCAATCAATAAAGTTACCCTCAATGAATGGAGTAGTTAAATACTCTCCTTGATATTGTTTTATGAAATTCTGGTGCGCTCCTGCGATTAAGTATTTAGGTGTTTGAGTGGTTGCGTTTTCAGCATTTACTTTTTTTGCTCCTGTTGATGAAAGTCTAATATCTGTTTGAGTAACAAATTCCTGATAAATGTAGTTAGCAATTAATGAATCATCATTATCTAAACCTAACCATATTTTGTCATCATATTCATCGCCTTGAATCAGTTTCTTAAACTTTTCATCTGCTGAATCAATATCAGTAATTGCTTTAATTTCGTTATAAAGACTTAAACCAAGTGCATTTAATAATATTTCTTTCTCTAACTTAGCACATAAATAATCTAATTCAGTAGCGTTGTTTGGTGTTGCTGACGGATCAACAACCGCTAAAGGAATATGAATGTAGTTTTGATTGCTAAAGAATGATTTATTTACTATTTGCATTTTGTTTTATTTTTTTGGTTTTACTTCTTCAAAAAGTTTTATTTCTAATCCTTTTTTCAATGCGTCTTTATCTGTTATTTCGATTATGGCGGACTTTTTATAGCCCGCCCAATCTTTTAACAATCTTACTTCCATTATGCTTTAGTCAATGCAGTAATAGCAGTTGAAAGCACACCTTTAACGAAAGCTCCGTAATGATTAGATTTTACTCTTTGTACCAATCTAGCCTCAGCCAAAATAGTCACTAAGTTTTTAGTAAAATCGTCATTTTCATAACCTACGTTAATTGTTAAACCTTCTTTGAAACGAACGCCAGCTTTGCTAAAATCACCTACTAAGAATGAATCTAAGGCAATTCCTGTATTTGTGATTACACGAATACCGCTTACAACTGTTCCGTCAAGTGCAGCAAATGGAGGCATTACGTATTGTCCTGTAGAATCTTTTGACAATTCCATCCCTGTTACATCTGTTGGGTGCATCAATATATAGTTTGGCTCAAACAAGTTAACACGAACTTGATTAATAGCAGTTCTAAGAACATCCCATTTAGTTGGTGTTGGAATCGCTAAAGCAAAAGCACCAGCAGCCCAAGCGGTAGCATTCGTATTGATTCCTGTTAAATTAACAGTCAGTCCTGTACCGTTCAATAATTGGTCGTCAATTTTCAAATTGATTAACTCGGTCAATTCTTGGTCAATTTCCGAACGCATCAACTCAACATCATCAAGCATTTCTTTTGTAACCTTGATGTATGCAGTCACTTTTTTAACGTTAGCACTTGCAACAACTAAATCAAAATCAGCTTGAGATTTAGCTGCACCCTCAGCAGTCATAGCAGAACCACCGTCACGGTTTTTTTGCTCTACCCATTCCCAAACGTTAGACATAATTGTGCCAACATTTACCAATTGCAATACAAAAGGATTTCTTGTTACAATTCGAGTAATACCAGCTTCTCTTTCGGCTTGTGGAATTTGTCCAGTTGTGTTAGTAGATAAAGCCATTGTTCCAGCAGCTTTTAGCGTAATTTGAACGCTTGCTCCTGATTTTTCCTTCATTGCTTTTAACTCTTCTGCTTTTTCAGTCAAAAGTGTTGCTAATGATTCAGGAACGTTAGAAGTAGCTCCTTTTGTTTCGATCGCTAAAACTTTCAATGCGATTTCTTCCAAATCACTTTTCAATGTTCCAACTTCATTTCCTTTTGTCTCTAATTCAGATACTTTCGACATTAAAGTGATAAGTTCAGTTTTAGAAACGGTTTCGTTTTTCATTGCGTCAATTTTTAGACCCAATTCTTTGATGATTTCTTCCATTTGTTTAAAATTTGTTTAATAGTTCTTTTAATAATTGTTTTTCTTTTTGAGTGTCGATTGACGGCTCATTATCTAAAGTGTCAATTAAGACGGCTTCTTCTTTATTTTCGAGTGTTGGAGTTGCTGAATTACTACCCATTACAACCGCTGAACCCTCGATTATTTTTGCTTCTTTTACTACCCAAAAATAACCTCTTTCATCGGCAGTTTCTTTATTGGCAATAATAGGATAAAATTCATCCCATAAATCTTTATATTCTTTGTCGTATTCGGCTTCGGTATTTATTGCTAATTCCAATTGAACGTAACGCATACCTACTGAATGATTCTTAACCCATCCATTAGCGTATTGATTAAGCATAAATTCGTTACGCTTTTTATCAATTGTGCTTTCAAAAATTAATGCTTCGGTTTTCCCTTCGTATGGCAAACCCAACTTTTTCCAAGCCATAGATTGAACATAACCTTTTGCACTATCAGTAATTACTTTATCAAATTCTCTTTCGTGTTCTTGTAAATGTAAAAATGAAACATTGTCTTTTACTGATTTGTTCCAAATACCGTTTACGTGTACGTCTCCGTGACTGTCTAAAAAGTTAGTAGTATTGATTACTACTTTCACATTTAAAGATTCTGGATTTTGAATTTGACTTTGAACATCTTCTTTGTTCGTATCTATTTTAATAGAAGTATCTAAATAACCAAATGAAACAGCATCAGCATTTTTAGTTGCTGATTTCTTAATCGAAACAAGTTCTTTTTTGTTTTCAATTAATGCCTTGAATAATTCCTCTTTCGTTTGGAATTCTTTGTTTGGAAATTCTAATACTTTTATCATTTTTTTACAATTTTATCGAATGATTTTGCTTTTTCTTGTTTCAACTTCTCAATTTGTGCCTTAGTTAATTCTGGCTTTTTTTGCTCTTTCATAACCCTAATTTTAATTTAAATTCATCGATTAATTTAACCTTAGCTTCTGGCGTGTAATCTACCAAAGTATTTATATACAATTGCAAAGTTTCTATTTTTGATTTCATTACTAATTGCATTACTGGTAAATGGTCGTATGATGCTTTCAAAGATTCTCCTTTATCAATCAAACCAAATGAACTTGCAAAGCTATTCATTGCGTTGTTAGCATCGGATTGAATTGAATTTTGCACGTAATCCAACATCGCTTTTTCCTTGTTTTCGTAAGTGCTTGCTCCGTTGCTGAAATAGTTGATTATATCTTTCGACATATCAAAAGCATTTAAACAAGTAAGTGCATCAGCAGAAAATTGTTCGTCTAAATACAAACGTTTCATATCGCTAACTAAATGTTGAGCTTTGATATTTGCGTTTGTGATTAATAATGATTTTTGTGCAATCTTAGAAAATATATTATTCTTATCGTCATCTTGAATCTGAGCCTCATTTCCATCTCCTTGACTTGCCATCAAATATTTTTGGCTCATCTTTAAATTTACATTTTTAGACAGTAAATTCTCTTCGATGTTTTGGATTGTTTTTGATATTCCTTTTAACCGTGAAGGCGAACTCATTAACGAATTAACCGTCAATCCATTTGCTAAATCGTAGGTAGGAATCAAATCTTTAATTGCAATATCAAATGGTTGTCCATCCAAAGTATAAATAATCTTTCTATCTCCATAAGCTTTTAATTCGTCTTTTGTTGATATAAAAGATTTTACTTTTTCTGTGTCATTTAGTTTAATTTCACTCGGAATAAGATTGTAAATTGATTTTGTGGCGGAAAGTGCGTTAACTTTATAAGTTAAGTTTGTACCATTAGCGGATAAAAACCACATTTGCTGAAAAAAGAAATCTTCTTGAGATTGAAAATAGTTAGGCTGTTTGAAAAGTTTAAGTATTTCGCTATTTTCAATTGGTTTGCCTGCTGAGTTCAAATGAGTAATTTTCATTTGACTGTATATTTTGGCACGCAAAGCAATAATAGCTAATAATACAGGATTTGTTAATGATAATTCTAAATACTTAGTAGAATTAGTAAAACCATCCTGATCTAAAAAAGAATAGGTAAAAATTCCATTACGGTCTCTTTCAACTGTAACAGCACTTTTACCCCAAAAATTGAATAATCCCATAGTTACGATGTTTCACAACATTGATAATTGTAGCAAATATAATAAAAAATAATTAACTTAAACGAAAAACTTTAACAAACCAAGAAATAACATATTTCATTGCATCAAGTGCGTGGTCGTCTCCGTTTTCTTCTGGAACATCCATTTGTATTCCTTGCCATATTTTCCAAGAATAATTTTCGTATTCTGTTTCAATATTATTAGATTCTCTAGTATAATGAATTTTACTTTTTTGCATTGTTTCAATTCCAGCTGAAATAGAACCACTTCCTTTTTTAGCATTAATAACGTTGTATCCTGAATTCTTTAATTTTCTGGCTTCTTCTTTGTTCAACTCATTTCCACTATCACAAATAATTTGCTTATGTTTTGGAATTTCTAATTTATCAAACATTTCAGCTAAAGTGCCTTTCATATCGTTTAACGGACAGTAAAGAACTTCACGAAAGAAATAGTTTTCATCGCCATCAAATTTCATTTCCACAAGTGCAGTAGGAGCGGATAAACCAAAATCTAAACCGAAATACGATTGATACGGTAATTTATAAAAATCACTATTTGATAATTCTTTCCATCCTTTAAATATTCTATTTGGCTTTTCTGACTTCAAACCAAGCCCGTAAACAAGCCAATGATACAAAGATGCACTATTTATACTTTCATTATAAATACATCGCTTTAATTCGTTTATTTGACGTTTAGTAAATTCTTTTATATTTACTTCTGTGTCGTATGATTTACACTCAATTTCAGTAATTAAATTATTTAAAACAACGTCACAATATGCTATTGGTTGGTAAGATTGAATTTGTATTTTAGATTCCAACGGGCAAAAAGGATTGTCCGCAAATGTGCTAAAAAGAGTAATAGTATTTTCTTTTTTCTTTTCTTCATTTACCCAATGCGTTTGTTTTGGATTCCAGTCGAAAATAATATACTTTGATGTCCTTTGAGAAAGTTGCTTGTAAACTTCGTGACTGAATTTATAAGGTTCGTTTATCCAGCAAATATCTTGTGTCATCCCCATTGCATCATCTTCGTCGTCTAATCCAGTAAATCGAATAAATGAATTATTATGTAAAAAAGTCCAAGTATGGTTTGTTTTATTCCGTAAAAAGTATTTTAATAATGATTCTTTTTTAATTAAAGTATCAAATTCCTGAACGGTAATAAGTTTTTTTTCAAGTTCTTTTTTTCTACCCATCGGATCAGAAAGCCATTTAACCCAATCGACCTCTACAATTTCTCTACAAGACTTTTGAGTATCTCTTAAAATCGTGCAAGTTGTTAAAGGATTTTCAAATAGATCTAAAAATAATACCTGAAAGTCGCTCCAAGTTTTAGAACTTCTAGAGCCTCCCTCTTCAACTATTAATTTATATTTTCCTGATTGTGTAGCATTCCAAATATCACGAAATACTTTAGTAGCTTTAAACTCTATTTCGTTACTCTTCGTCATTGTTTTCGATTATACGAACTGATATAGAAGATGGGGGAGTTTGTATTTTTTCGCCTCCAGATGTTAAGTCTATTTTATCACTATACTTTTTAGGATTAAGTTTTCCTAACATCCATTTTCTGGAATCAATTTGAAGTCGATTTCTGTTTATTGCATTATGATTAGTGATTTCGCCATTATCGGTAATTATCACATCATTTTCTTGACTGTCCGCAATAGTTATGATTTCATCTAAAATAAGTAATTCTCGTACCTCGCACGCGCACGCGTATCTTTTCGATTTTTCAATATCTTCTTCTAACCAAATATAAAAAGTTGAAGTACTAGGCATTCCATTAGTATTCAAAGCAGATATTAAAGATTTTCCGCTTTCAATTTCTGAAATTATCCAATCAAAACATTCTGCTATTTTTTCAGTAGTATATGCCATATCATTTGAAAAAAACCGCTTCAAAACACTAACCAAATTTCAAAGCGGTAAAAATTATTAATTATGAATGGTAAAGATATTAAATTATTTCAAATTCACAACCTGTTAATGCAAAATATAAGTTTTGTAGTTGGTGGACGTACTTTATTCAAGCAATAGACTGACATACTATCTCTACTCTATAACTATCTCCGTTTGTATTTAAAGAAATTGTATGCGGATATCCTCCAAACTTAAAAAATATATCTTTCCTCCTATCAAACCCAAACTTCAATAACCATTCTTCTGTTAGCGGGATAGGTTCAAATCCAATTCCTTTACCGTTTACATCTCCTTGTAAAATCATTAAAGTAGTAGGCTCAACTATATGAATCTCTTCATAAATAATGACTCCATTTACTTTTGGATTTAATAAATTCCCAATTCTTAATTCCGTGCTTTTCATATCATTTATTCTTTAAGTTAAAAATTTCATTTGCTTTTGTGATTGAATTAAACCATTCTAAAGCATCGTAATATTTTTGCGATAAATCTAATTGCTCTTTCTCCTTTTCTTTATCGTCACCATATTTTAATGACATTTGAGCATAAAAAGAACTTCCGTTTAATAAATCTTCTTTTATTAAATCTACATAACTTGATTCTAATGCTTTCACTGTTAATTTCATAATTTTATTTGTTTAAATTGTTCGAGTGATTTAAATTTTTAATTTAGTTCTTAATTCAATTTGTCTTTCTGGCAATTCGTAAATGGTATTTTGTATTAAATATCCGTTATCCGTAAATGTAATATTATTTTCAACGTGTTCGATTGATTTATAAACATCATAAACCGATTCACAAATAAAGAATAAAACATTGTTTCGTATCATTTCAGGGAGAGTTTGTTTTTGATGCTCGGTTAATTTTCCATACTTCATTTTTAATTCACAACCAAAATAAAAAGAAGTTTTTGGATAATAAATAGCATTGTCTGGTAATCCTGCTTTTGATGCAAAATGTACCCATCTACCCTCAATAAAAGCTTTTCCGCTATTTTGCCTCCAATAAAAATAACCTGTTTTATCTAAGAATGAATTAACATCTTCCTGTAATTCAGATTCTTTTTTATAAACTTTTCCATCGTATAAATCTAATAAAGAACCGATTCTTTTTAAAAATATTTGTTTTTCTTCTGTTATTAAATTTGACAAATTTTGTCTAATATCATTTGATTTATCCAAGTTCATTTCACGGTCAATAACACGACTTATTTTTTTACCAAATACTAATTCTTTTTTATCAGTAGGCAATCCGTGTTCTTTAACACAACCGCAACAATCTAATAAAATACAATCTTCTTTTCCATTAGTAATTGATTCATCAATAGTATGCCCTAATAATCTAATTCCACGTCCGCAACATTGTATGTATTTTTTCCACGATTTAGTAGGACAAGCAAGAATAACACATTGAACCGTTGGATCATCAAAACCAGCTGTTAATATTTCAATAGAAATTAATCCTTTAGACGTTCCGTTTTTATATCTTTCATAAATTAATTTTCTATTTGTTTGATTTGTATCGGCTGTTATTACATCGGTAACTATTCCGTTTAATTCAAATTCTTTTTGTAATTCAAAACAATGAATTTTATTTATACCAAAACAAATAAATTTTCTTTCCTCTCCAAGTTCAATATATTTTTGAATAATTGATTTATTTATATCTTGTTTTATAACTTCTTCATTCAATGATTTTTCTTGATAGTCTTTTGTGTTTGTTGATATTTTTACATTTGATAAATCAAAATCAATAGGAGAGTAAATTTTAAAAGGAGTCAACCATCCTAAATTTACTAAATCAATAGTTTGATAATCATCAATAATTGCATTAAACCCATCTAATAAAAAATCTTTATTATCAACTGGAGTAGCGGAAAGTCCTAAAAAAATAGAGTTTGGAAATCTTTCAAATATTTTTTGAATAAATCCAGATTCATAACCATAATGAACTTCGTCAATAATTATTATTTTAGGCTCTTTTATTTTAGTATTTGCAAGCGTTTGAATAGTTGCTACTAATAATTTATAATCTTCAAAATATCCATCGCTATCGCCTTGTAAAAAACTTGGATTTAATGATATAAATTTATCTCTCGATTGTTCGGCTAAACCTATTCTATGCGATGTAAATAAAACTGAATTATTTTTTGAAATAGCATCTTTACAAATCTGATAAGATAATATAGTTTTTCCAAACCCTGTAGGGGCATTTATTAAAATACGTTTATGTCCTTTTCTTAATTCGTCTTTAATTTTATTTAAGACAATTTCTTGTGGTTCTCTTAGTTTATACATAATTTTATTTTTTTTATATGCGTATTAGTTTGCGCACCTTTTGCGCACCTATTTGCACAGTAAATTATCAATGTTTATAGTACTTAACACGTTTTTTACTGTGAATGCACACTTAAAACGTTTTAAAAAAATATATTTTTATTTTTATTTTATTTATTATATTTCTACGTGCACAGTGTGAATGCGCACTAAAAACGCTGTTAAGTATTGAATTTACTAACTTTCTACTGTGCAAACTAGTGTGCATTTTCAAATTCCTTAACCCAATTTTGCACACTTCGACGTGAAATTCCTAAAAGTTCAGCTGTTTCACTTCTATTAAAGTCTGGTTTACCTTTCCAAATTTCGTGAAGTTTCTCTTTTTCAGATTTACCTTTATTAGCCGTGATAGTTGTTTTTAATTTAGAAACCTCAATAGAATTAACTTTAATTTTTTTAGCAGTAGCGACAAAGTATTTACTTAGTTTTTCTGCTTTTAAGATACTTTCTTTTGATATTAGTAATGTATTGTCACTTTCGGTAAAGAACTCATTAAAAGTATGAATTAAGCACGCAAAACGAGGGATATAACTCTTTTGTTTTGGGAGCATAGATTTTAAATACTCATTTTCGTTTTCATCGTTTTGAATTATGGTAGTTTCATTAAACATTCGCACCCATTCTGTTTTTGCATCTTCAGAAAATTTAGCTGTTAATGGTGTTATTTCTCCATCGTCATTTCGTTTTATAATTCCCTTTAAGGTATCATAAAACATAATTATTGCTTCTTTATACCAATGAAGTAAATCTTCTGAAATTTCATTTTCATTATAGCAATCGATTTTTAAATCAGGAAATGACAATAACATTCTATCCATAAATCCGTTGTCTTTGTTTTCATCCGTATAAAATGAATTAAAGATACCCGGCTGTATGCCTCCGAGAACAGGAATGAAAGGTTTTTCAACAAACGAACCTTTACGAGTTAAACGGTTGAGGTTAACAGATTTCCCACTCCAAGTTGATAGCCAAAATTCTAAATCTGAACCCTCTCTATATTTATTCATATCTTTTAACCATCCAGCGAGTTCATCTTTAAACACACCTACTGCATTATCACTTTCTTGATGTAAATCAACTAAAGCTTCTAAAGTAATGTCGTTGGCTATAAATTGGCTCTTTCTTGGTTCATAAACTTCTGGATGTTCTTCTTTTTCTTTTTTGCTCAAAGCAGTATAGAAATCGAATTTTTCACGTTCTTTAATATAAGTCTTAATTTCTTTTTGATTAATCTTTATCAGTGGATAAATTACGTTTGATATACTTGGTGTTTTACCTAATCCAGCCTTACCAACTATTGAAATCCAAACAGTTAAATTTTCAATCCAACCTTTTTTTACCTCAACATTAATAGAATTTCCGATACATACAGAAATTAACCAAAGCATTGAACAACCCATATAGTCAACAGAACTATCTAATTTTGAATGGCATTCTTTTAAATAGTCTTGAATTTCATTTGGAAATATATCTATTGGAAAAACTAAATCATTTTCGTTTATTTTTGGTTTTTCCTCGTTGGCTTGTAATGATATTTTAGGCTTAATTTCGTTCACTAATTTTTTTAAACGAGATCCAAAACCTTTTTGATATAAGTCTTTTGCTCCTGCAGATAAATCGCCACCGTGATTTTTATAACAATAAGCCACAAAAGGACTTATTTGTTTTTCGTGTGGGTAAATAGTTCCTGTGCTAAAAAGATACATTAATCCATCCTCTTTATACACATAACCTGAATGAGGAGATGTTGCACCGTGTCGTTTAATAACGTACTTTTTATTGTGGTTTGCAACTATTTGAAAATCACTCCCTATAATTTCAAAAATATCAGTTTTTTGATTAAAATCATCCCAACACGAAATTTCATTTTCCTGATATTCTTGTTTTTTCTTTATCGGTTCAATTGGCGCTTCATTTACATAGTTGTAAGTTCGTGAACAGCTCCATAAAATTTCTCTATCAGCTTCTGAAATTTCCTTAATTTCGTGATAGTTTATTTTAGATAAAGTATCGTCATAAGCAATAACCATTCCGCCAATACCCCTACTTTCAATTAATGCTTCACTACTACCTTTTAATTTTGCAATCTTAGTATTACCTCTTAGGCTTTTGCATCTATAAAGAATATGATACCCTTTATTTAAAGTCTTTTTAATTACAAATTTCTTTTCAAAGTCATCGATATTATCATTAAGAAAACCATAATATTCATCCCAAAACTCCTTTTGTTCTTTTAGAGTTGATAAAGTTTTGCAGTCAATATCGATAACTTCAAGATTATTATATCCTGTAACGAGTCCGAATTTAGGGCTTGTTAATTGTTCAATTTCCTCTGGGGTTCTTGCAATTGTTTGTGACTTTTTCCAACTACCAATCGGAGCTTTATTTTCTGCACAAGGTATAACCGAGAAACCATTTTCAGCTAATTTTTTTAAATAGTGCTTTTCCATATTAACTTTGTTAAGTTTTTGTAGCTAAAAAAATTAAGCTATTTTTATTAAAACACCACCGTTTACAGTAACTGTTTTCAGTTCTCCAGACTTTACCATTTGGTTTACTCTTGCTCGAGATACACCTATTCTTTTAGCGTATTCACTTTGGGTAAAAAGGTCTTTTCTTATTTCTTTTGTCATTTTACAATGTTTAGTTTTTAGTTCAAATAAAACCGACTATTGCTAATCGGTTCTACAAATATACTCAATTACATATTACTATCAAAACTTTTTCTCATCAAAGTATTGATTTTATTTGTCAAATCTTGAAAGTAAGTAGTTTTTTGAATGGTATAAGTATTAGCGCAATCGTTGTTTAGAATTTCGCAAAACTCGGTTAAATCGTTTTTTAACTTAGCCATTTTAGGTGTCGTTACTTTTAAATCGTCTAAGTTTTCTAAAAGTAGTTGCATTAAACAATAGAATAAGTGCATTTTGATTGATTTCTGTTTTGGTGTCATATTAGAAAAGTGTTGATTTATTAATATCGCCTCTGCCGTTCCAAAATATAGATTCAAAGACTTTCTTTTTATTATTAGTTGCGGACAAACTCGAGCGATGTTTAAACATTTCAATCTTTTCAAATGGTGCATCATACTCAGATAAATAAGCGGGATATTCTAAATTTGCAAACCAATCATAAAATTCATCGTGATTGAAACCGCCCTCTTTATATTCTCCAGTTCCTTTATACGGAATATCACAATAAATAATTGGGTTGTTACCTATTATTTTTATATCTTGGTAGCTTTTATTATTTATCTGTAGGTTCTGTAGGTTCTGTAGGTTCTGTAGTCGTGTTAAGTGTTCTACTAATTCTAAGTTTTGAACATCGCACCTTTTTTCAGTTATTTTCTTAACGTGGCTACAAAATGCAATCCTACGCTTTTGAATATCTTTTATTTTAAAAATACCATCCGTATTTAAACCTAACTTAAACATTGCGGTTTCATCTAAATTAACTATTAATTCGTGCGCAAGTCTTTTAAATTCCTCGATATCTGCACCATACAAATAAGATCTTTGACTATTACCAAAACTCCAACAACTCATTACAAAACCGCTATACCAATCCGCATCTTCATTGCTTTTATTTATTTGTTTATGAAACTCCTCACGAGTTACCCATTCGTAGAATTTATGCTCTAATTCTTTATTATCTTTTAAGTATGATACCAAACTATAAATGTGTTTATTTAGTTCGTTATAATGTACGTTAAATCGATAATCACGAATAGCGGTAAAACTTATCGAACCACCACCTCCAAACAAATCATAAAAATCGGTTATTCCGTTATGACGTTGTGTAATCTTTTGTAAAATATCTGAAGCTAATTTTCGCTTGCTGCCCATATAGGGGATTCCTAATTTTTGTTTCATAATACAAACTCTTTCCCGTGATAACTAATAACTTCCATAGTAACTATCACATCTTTATTTTTAGCAAATTTAGCAGCATCATCTTTATAGAAGTTAGTCGATGTGCATTTATATTGTTCGTCTTTTCCTGTTGTGAATTTCACGTATAGGATTGTTTGTGGTGGTATTGGTAGTCCTTTGTAGAGTATTGTCATAGATTCATTTTACTTTCATAAATATAAAAAGTTTCAGTCGTTTTCATTGGATAAAACTTTGTAAATTGTTTTTCTTTTGGTGCATTTTCCAAAGATTTCAATATCAAATTTAAACAATTGTCATCATAATAGCTTAATCGATATTTCGTATATTCAGGTGCTAATTTTAATCTACTTATTTTGTCATAGATACAAGATAGGCTATAACCTGTTATGTTTGCTATTTGACTTGCTGTGTATAGGTTTCCTGATTTCACAACTTCCACCCAACTTTAACAAACCCACTATTTCTCATCTCAGGACTTTCATTGTAGAATTTAAAGTCACTTCTTTTATCTCGAGTCGCTCTTAATCCTAAAACTAAACGACCAATAGTGTAGTCAATTCCACACTCGATACCAGCCGTTGCGTAACCATTTCCTGAACGTGATATAATTCCTAATCGACCTCCAGCATAATACCTTAATTGGTCAAAGTAACCGCTAGTAAAGTTAATACCCGCTGCACCTATAAAATCAATATATCCACCGTTTAATTGATTGAAAGAAGTTAATGAGGCTCTTACATACATCAAATAATTATATTCAATTTCAGCCCCTATATTAAGACCACTTTTCTCTATCGATGCGCTAGGATCTATTACAACCGCAAAGTTAAACGATTCAACTTTATTTAATCTAAAATTACTTTGACCGTAATTCAAAGCCGTTGCTAAAAGTGCAATCCATAGTAGGAATGCTAATGTTAAGTTTTTCATAATCCTATTTGTTTTTGTGCTGGTTTAGTTAATTCAAATCCAATATCGTGTCGTAATAATGATTCTACATTTGAATTTTCAGTATAATCAAAATCAATTATATAATTTCCTTTTTTTACTGAATTGCTAAATGGAACATATTCAAACCCATCAAACAAACATCTTTCTTTTGCTTGTTGGTATTCTTTAACGTCACAATCAAACGAATGTAAATCCAAAATAACTTCTTTTTCTTCCCCTACTATCATTCTGTATTTTTTGTTTTCAGGACTTGGTTCTTCCAAAACCACCCAAACGCCTTCTACAAGTTTACAAGGAACAAACATCCATAGTTCTAAAGGTTGTTTAAGGAATTTAGCATAATTAAGAGTTAATCTTCTTATGTATTCATCGTAGCCCTTGAAAGCCTTGTTTTTATCTAATACAAAATCTGTCATTCCAATTAATTTTTTCATACCATAATAAATATTACAATAGCACTAAATAAAAATGCCATCAAGATTAATGCTCCTATAAATTCGTTGTTTGGTTTCATAATTTCTCTAATTTTAAATTTATACTTAATTTGTAGCCTTCTATTTTTGCTATCTCAGATAACGTGCTGTTTGATATATTATCTCCGTTAATCCAATTGTAAACTGCTCTACGTGAAATATTATGTTTCTTTGCAAAATGCGTTTTGTTTTGCGTTCCTAATAGGATGAGGAATGTTTGTTGTTGTGTCATACCACAGGATTTTTAATAATTACCAATATAATTAAGATTACGCACGTTGCGCAAAATATAACAGTGTTTCGGGTTTGTGATTGTGTTTGCATTTTGTTTGGTTTTATCTTTTATAATCATTATTTCTATCTATAATTCCTTTTGTTTTTAAATTTTCAACAACATTTTTAGATACGGTTATTTCTATATCTTTTTTATTTGTTATGTAATAAAAAGACGTGCTAAACCTTGTTACAACTTCTAAAAAATATCCATTTTCTAACTTTTCTATAAGTTCTTTTTGTGATGTGATTGCCATAATTATTTGTTTTTTAATTGAACATTGTTTTTAAAATGGGCTATTCAGTAGCCCATTTTGGTAGTTTATTATTTTTATCATTTGTAGTAATGTAGTAAACTTTTGTTTCTGCAATTGCAGTAAATTCTTCTCCAATTCTACCTACATAATAAGTTCCTTTTTGAAATGTACCTAAGCAAAATGTTTTAGTTGCTGTTACTGTTTTTGGTGTTTTGTAAGTTGTCATAATTCCTATTTTTTAGTGATTTTCAATATTCAAAGATAGTTAAAAATATTAAGTGTGCAAATTTAATTCACACTATTTTTATAAATAAGTGTTAATTTGTAATGATTCTAAATAACATAAAATAAAAACCCTATCTTTCAATAGGGTTTAAATTAATTTAATAATTTCGGTGGTCGGACACCATTTAAATAAGAACTGTAAATGTAATGATTTAAATGTTTAATTCAAAAACTTCAATCAAAAGTTTTAAGTTTGGATTATCTCAAAACGGCAAATCGTCTGGTTCAGGAATTTCTACACTATTTTGTTGTAGTGGTTCAGGCTCTTTTTGTTCACTTATTTTAAAGTTTCCACAATAAACTTTTTCGTCTTTTGTAGCGTCTTTAAATGAAATTTGAACACTTGCGTCATTTCCAAAATCATCTTTTTTGTCATTTATCCAAACATTTAAGTTTAGATAAATTTTACCGTTGCTGGCTTTAGAAAAAGCCTTATTACCTGCTTTTGCAAGTTCTAATAATTTTGAGAAGTCAACGCTTCCATAAAGTAATTTACTCATAATTTAAAATTTTAATATATTTAATTCAATTTTTATTTCTTCTTTTAATTCTTTAGCGTTTTCTTTAGCCACTTTAACCCATTCATCAATAGTGCGCCAATCTGTAACGGTTTCGATTTTAGGTTTAATTTCTTTACCTCCTACACCATATTGTTTTATTTCAACTTTCTTTTTTGCTCCAATATCGACCAAACTTTTTCTAGTCAATTCCTTTACAAAAATAGGTTTATAAATGTTTTCCGGGCGATAACTGCAAAAGTAATGTTTTTCAAGTTTAGGATTAACTGTAAAATAATGTAAACATTGATGTATATTGTCGCTTGGAATTTCATTTGCTCGAATAGTTGATAAATGTTTTTTTGAATTTGGGCATTTTATTTCTGCTGAAATAGTTTCACATTCTGTAATTCCATCTGGAGAAATTCCTAAATACTCATTTTCCTCACATTGCAACCATCCAACTTCTTTAAGTTCAATTCCTAAATAAGCACTCAAAGCACGTCTTGCCTCTGGTTCTAATTCAGTACCTCGAATCATATCATAAGATTGATAATTTTCTTGTAAATCAAATTCCTCGCAAAGTTCGCTTAAAACATCTTCTAAAAGCGTATCAGATTTTACAAATAAACCTTTTGATAAAGTGCCTCCAATTTTACCATAACGCACTTTATGCCATTCCTCTGAATGCTGTTCAATATCATATCTTGCTATCATTTTAAATCAGTTTTAAGTTTTTCTTTAAGTGCAATTACAGTCGGCAAATGTTGCTCAACTGGAGTTAATATTTTCCAAGCTATTTGTAACGCTTCTAAAGAAGTACACATATTTAATGCAGAAATTGCAGTAGCATCAGAAACTAATTTCTTAACTACGGGTTTGACTTTAATTCCTCCCGTAACTTTACCCATCATTTTAACCGTTGGATCAAACCACAAATCAATTTGTACGTTTTTCCAATTAGGTAACATTCTGCTTTCAGCAGAACTACACCCTAATTTTTCTTTTACAATTTCGTTGATTATTTTACGGTTTCCACTATTGGCCACCATATCCTTAACAGGTTCAATAAACGATATAAAATAACCGTCTGTTTTGTTTCCTGATACATCTACACCTCTATCATAAAACGCTTCTTTAATCGTTAAAATACAACTGCCTTTTTCTTCTACAATTGCTTCAACATCGATACCAGCTAAATGCGTGGATTTTCGATACTTCATACTGTCAATCTCTGTTTCTTTCATAATTATCTATTTTTTAATTGTTTAATTTTCTATAATTCCTTAGCTTTTTGTAAAGCTATTAACGCTTTTGTTCTTAATGCTGATTGTGATTCGTAAACCCAATTAGTTATTGTTGCGCTCATAGTTATTTTAATGTTTTGATTTGCCAAACTCCAACTGCATATTCATATTTTTTCAACTCTTCATTTTCATAATTAAATGAAAAATGACAAACTTCATTTAATCCTTTATAGTTACAAACTAGTATTTTTGTAACCCAATTAGATAAAACATTACTACTTTCTACTATCCAATTTTTTTTCATAATCAATATTTATTTAAAATTTCTTGTTTTTGTTTTTGTTCCTCGAATGATAAGTTTCCAAGCATAGAATACATTTCTTCAATGTCTTTTAGCTTTTTAAAATCGTTTTTCATTAATGCGATTTTCTCTGATAATTGCATATTCCATTGTTCCTCATTCTCTAATAATTGCTTTTGATATTGAGTAGCACGAATTTGATTCTTTAGTTTGTATTCTAAATTGTCATCGTTGACTTCCTCTGCTGTTTCCTCTTGGTTAGATGGATTTAGCGGGCTGTGGGTGTCGTAAGTGTCTAACATAATTTATATTTTTAAGTTTCGTCAAAGATAAAACTAATAATTGAATAAATTACACTTATGCGTTAATTTATAAACGTTCTAAATTACACTTATAATTTTTTTATGTGACATTTATGTATATCTTTGTTGAAAATAAAACTATAAAATTATGGAAAATCAAGTGTACAGGGTTAATATGGAAAAAAGTGTCGATTTAGAATTTTATGTTTGTCACACAAACGAAATAGAACCATATAAATCAATTAGAGAAATAGGTATTCAATTAATTATTAACGATAAGCAACTTGATGCTTCATTAGAACCTCAGGAATTAGATTCTTTTATAAAGTATTTAATAGATTGTAAAAACTACATTACAAAATTTAACAAAGAAAGTATTCCAGAACCAAACGAAAAATAAATATGAAAAAACTACCAAAAGAACAGCACAAAAAACGGGTTTTACTATTCGTAGAACCCGAAATAGTGCAGGAATTGACAAAAGAAACGTGTCAATCGATTAGCAAAACAGCAATCAAAAAAGAATATCGCAAACGTTTAAAAAATAAATAGAGATGAAAGATAATTTAGAACAAATCAAAAGAGATGTTAGATTTATTACTATAATAGTTGCAGTTTTTGCAGGTGTAAAAATAGGACATTTTTTATTCTAGATTATTAATAACTTTTAGAAATCTATAAAAAAACATTATGAAAACAGCAATGCAAGAATTTCAAAACAGAATACCAGATGCCTCACAAATAAAACAATATATTTTTGAAAATGATCCAGACGAAAAAATGCTTGATGAATGGTTATTTGAAATAATATTTAAAGGCGTTGATTGGATTGAAAAAGAAAAAAAGCAGATTATTGATGCTAAATTAGATAAAGATTATTCAAATAGAATAGAAGGAGCAGAACAATACTACAACGAAACATTTAAAAACGATTAATTATGAAAAAACTACTAAAATTACTCAAGTATCTAAACAACTTGACAAATAATCATCTAACTGCAAAGGAAGAAGCAGACCAGATATTAAAGTTCTTGCTATTGAAAAACTCCACTATCAAATCTATTGAGATTTGGGAAGCATTGGAAATAGCAATGGAATGCGAAATGAAGAAAAGAGAGAGTGAAGCAGCATACACTTGCCGTGCTATCAGCACAAAATGGAAATATCCTAGTAAAGTTTATGATCCAAACTTCGATAAACCATTATCAAATTTAGAAGTAGTTTATGAAATTGTAGAACCGGTAAAAAATTAGATTATGGAATTTGAAAAATTAGAATTTGAGGCAATAAGTGGTTTTAAATCGTATCAAATTAGAAGGAAAGACAATCTAATAATTGCTGTAGTTACTGGTTTATCGAATAATGAAAATTTAAAGAACGCAACATTATTTGAATCAGCTCCAGAAATGTTTGAAATGTTGAAAGATTTATTATCAATGTACACAAATACAGATAAGCCAAGTGTTAGGCTTATTTTAAATGCTAAACAACTACTAACAAAAATAACTGAATTATGATAGCAATAGCAATAATATTCATAATAGTTTTATTCTCATTTGTAATTGGTTTAATACTTATTTTAATCGAAGTAATCAATAAAAAGGATGAACTTAAAAAGCAAGTTGAGGATTTAAACAAAGATAACAACGGTCTTTGTAAGGAAAATTTAGAGTTGATTGATAGGTTGATCAATGGTGGAATATAACGGCGGACGCTACACGATGTCTGGGAAAAGCGCACACCCAGACTTCGGAAATGACAAATTAAAAAGGTGCAAAACAAACTTTAAATTTAACCCGAAACCCAGCTATTGTGTAGTATATATTACTGGCTGTGTTTTTATTCAACAACAAATATTATGGCAACAAAAAATGGAATTGGATATTCTCCATTATCAGACAAAGTTTATTTAGGAAAACAGAATACAGAAAAAGGAATGTGGACAGGCGCAAAAGAAGATATTACGCATCAATTTTTAGATGTATCGTTTGCTTATTTTGAAGAAAACACAATTAGGAATATCGGAAGTTCGGGAGGAAAAGAAAATCTTTTTATCAATGTGAAAAATGATAAAGCAGGAATTGAAAAGATAATTAAAAATCTAACTAAGCGGTTAGTTGAGCTAACATATCCAGTAACGTTAAAAATAAACGATGACAGCCTATGTACCAACACGCTTTCGGCTGTTATTGTTTATTGATTGTTACTGGTTGTTTTTCTTTTTTTTTTTTACGTGCAAATGAAAATAAATTAAAAGTTTCTTTGAATAAGTTTGCGTATTCAAAATATAATGATTATCTTTGAATATTATTAATAATTAAAAAACATAATCTTATGAAAAAAGTAATTGATGGGGATTTAATGGAATGTTTAGAAACTTTCAATCCAGAAGAAACTAATGAAATTTTGCAAAAATATGAAAATGAAGGAAGATGGGAAGATGTTTCAATAGATAGTGATGGCGATATAATTTTATATTCAGAATTATGAAACTGGAACAAATAAAAAATGATGAAATACTTGAAATTAATAGTAAGGTAATTCATAAAACCACTCTTGAAGTTGGAACATATATAGGCGAATGCTTAGGATTTGGAAAATGTAAAATTGATTACGGAAATGGAGATGCCTATCCACAACCAAAAAGAAATATAATGAGAATAGCAAATTATGAAAATTAAAAGAATATTACATTTGTATTGCCTAACGTTTTGTTTATTATCAGTTCCTTTTGGAAGATTTTCAATATGGATAACTGTTATATCATTTATACACCTTATTCCAATAATGGTTTTATATTATGATAAAAAATTTAAACTATGAAAAAAGATAATAGAGGAGGCTCTCGCTTAAATGCGGGAGCTAAACCAAAGTATAATGAACCGACCAAAACAATGGCTTTTCGTATTCCTATATCAAAAAACGATGAAGTCAAAAAGTTAGTCAGAGAAATTTTGGCAGGTTACGAGAGATAAAATAGCCAGTAACGGTTCGCAGCCTTGTACTGCCGCCTATGCGGTTGCGAGATTTTGGCGGTAGTTCAAGACTGCTGTTATAGGCAGGACGGCAATTTAAAAACAAATATTCTTATGAAAAAAATACACATCAATAACGATGATAATTATGCAACCCCTCCAGAATTGTACGAGGAATTGAATAAACGATTTAATTTTGATTTTGATCCTTGCCCTTACAATGAAAATGAAATTGTAAACGATGGATTAAAAATTGAATGGGGAAAATCAAATTTTGTAAATCCTCCTTACAGCCAAAAACTAAAACAGCAATTTGTAAAAAAAGCAGTTGAGGAAATGAAAAAAGGAAAAGTTTCTGTTTTTCTTATTCCTGTATCTACAAGTACAAAATTATTTCACGAATGGATCAAACCAAACGCAAGTGAAATTGAGTTCTTAAAAGGTAGAATTAAGTTTGGGAAACGAGATCAAAATGGAAATTTCTATTTACCATTAAACGATGAAGGAAAAACACAATCAGGCACAAAAGATAGTATGATAGTCGTCTTTGGATCTCTATCGTAGTCTTGCCTATAACGGAAAAGATTGTCGTGGTTGGGATAAAATAAAAACAGATAATTAAATTTAAAACAAAACTGAAAGATGAAAAACAATGTAAAAGTTCAAGACAATACCCAATCACTACAATCGTGTGTTAGTGATAGTGCTACTATTTTTGAAGTAGAATTGTACCGATTTATAAATAAGCACGTAAAAAATGGATTGTCAAAAACTGATTTAATTCACAAAATGAAATACGTTCTTAAATCTTGTGAATTGTCGTGAGGTTTTTAAATAAAAAATAACTAATAAAATCAAAATTATGAGAATATCAGAAGTAGAAGTAGGATTTAAGTTTGAACACGGAATAAAAGGAGATTGTGTCGTTATTGCAAAGACACCAAGAACAATAACTATTAAACATAAGTTCGGAACAACAAAAACAACTTTTCGTTATAAAGACGCTTATTTTTCACCTTCGGATTTTTAGCTATTCAAACCGCATTATCACTAACGGCGGATGATAGTGGCTGTTTGCCACTACAAAAGTTGTTTCGGAGGAAAATGGTTGTGCAAATAGCCATTATCATTTGTTATCAGCATACCACTTAACACAATTTTTAAACAATTTAAAACACATAAAAATGAACAAAGCAGATTTTTTTAAAAAGAACGACGAAAAATTTTTACCGTTAGGATTCGAAAAAGACGAATTAGACCCAATGTTTTTTTATTCAAAAAGTTTGGTTTCAGATGAAGAAATCGAAGAAAATGGAATGGACGAAGATGATGTTCCAAAATTACTATTTGGAAATACGGGAATTAACAGAGGCTTTTGCATTTATACAGGCGTTCATTTCGTTTGGCTCGGATGCGGAACTCCAGAGGAAGCAATTAAATTTTCTGAAAATATAGTTGCATTTGAAGAATGTTGAGCGACTCCAACGGTTGCTGATAACGTTAAAACTACACGCTGGTTGCCTATTTATTCCAATGCTTCGGCAACTAGCTTGTAGTGATTGTTATATTCTCGGCTTTTTTTACTCATTAAATAAATTAAAACAATGAAAGCAAATAAAGAAAAATTAGATATAATATTCAATTATTATACCCAAAATGAACTAGCAATTGCATTAGGAATTACGCAATGGAAGTTATTGCAAAAAATGCAAAATGATGATTTTACTCAGGTAGAAATCAATGATATTGACCGTATTTTTGAAAAAGAAATTAAGGAATCAAAAGAATATATCCACGATGTATTTATGGGAAAAATTAAAATACCACAAGATATTTTAGATAAATCTTTTGAAGGTACAAAAGGAAAAATATTAAAATGGATTCCTGATAAAAAATAACTAAATTTCAGCAAGAGTAGCTTTGGTTACAAAGTTGCTCGAAGCTGGAATATAACGATTAGCAGCCTTGTACTGCCGCTATGCGGTTACGTAAATTCGGCGGTAGTTCAAGACTGCTGTTATGACCAGTGCCTATACTAATTTTTAAATATAAACAAATGAAACAATTACAGAAAAAAGATAAAGACAAAGTTGAACAAGTAAAGCAACAAGTTCAAGAAATACAAACTGTTTTTGATAGCAGAATTAGACCTCAAAAAAATCACACTTTATTTGAAATAAATATTGTTGAAAAAACAATTGAAAAAGCGGTGTTTGATGAATTACCAATTGTAAAATGGGAAGATGCCGTAAAAGGCAATATATCAACTCAAAATAAAGTGACTAAGAAAATAGACTGCATTTATATTTCTGCTTTAAATCGAAAGAATGTTGTTAAAATTTTAAAACGTGATTTTAAGCAGGATGTTTCGTGGCATTGGTCATAACGGCGGACGCTAACCGATGTTCAGGAAAAGTAATGACTGAACTTTCGGATTATTACAAATCTTACAGACACAAAACACATTTTAAATTTAACCTAAAGCCTGAATAGCGGTTAGCGTATGTTATCACTTCGGCTTTTTAAATACAATATTATGAACTTATTGACAGGTACAGTTACGGAAGTTTTATCAGAACCATTTATCCAATATAATAAATGGTGGGTAAAAGTAAAATACAATTGCTACGGCAGAATATCAGAAACAGAATTAATGTTTAACAGTATAGATTCAGCTTCAAAAGTTGATGTCGGTTTTGAGTTCGACTGTTAAGCTGAGTGATAACTCTCTTATTAGACCAACTCACCACAAAAACCCTTGAAAATGTTGGAAAAACCCCTTGACAACACTTATTTTATCGAGTATTCAAATTACTTCGAATTTGAGGGCAAAACCTTTTCTTTTCGTAAAAAAGAGTTATTTGATATAACCGGTATACCAAAACATATTGAATTGAAAAACAACAATAATTGTTTTGGGTATTGGATTAGTAGAAAATGGTTGTCATTGTCTAAAATAAAAGAAATGATAATAAATGAACCAAAAAAAGTTGATGTATCAGATTTACAATGGTACAATCAAATAAAATTAGATCACGTCTTTAATTTAGGCAAATAAAACCACAAGAAAATAAAACCGCAAACGATTAAAGCGATAAACACCCATAAAATAGTGTTATCACTTCTTTCAGTTTGTTTCTTTTTTTCAGTAGTAATAGTTTTAGTAATGTATCTATCTTTCCATTTTTCTACAATCTTAGTTTTATCATTTGAAATAATAGTATTATGATACGTTTTTCCTTCGATAACCATAGGTTTAAGCGCATCAAATGGTTTGTATGTAAAAGCATCACCTAATACTATTTTCGTGCCTTGTGAGTAGTTATTTTCTACGTGTATAGAATCTTTTATTTGAGTGTCAGTTTTTCGAGTTCCGCCACAAGACATTGCCAGCATTGCCAAAGATAATAACAGTAAAAAAATAAGTAGTTCAAATATTTTTTTCATAATTTTTATTTCAAAGATAATAAAAAACCCGATGCAAAAAGTATCGGGTTTAGTTTTTGGTTTTGCACACCTCAACTTTGTTCTGTAGCGAATATCAAAACTACAACAAATATTGTTAAGAATGAATATAAATTATAATATTGGTTTTATCTCAAAATGCATCCAATCATAATTTTTTTCTACTCCCAACGAGACAAATCCGTGTTTATAGAAAATATTAATCATTGGTTTATACTCTGGACGTGCAAATCTTGCAGTTTTAGACGTTTCTTTTAATTGATTTCTTTCAGGATCTAAATCTATTGCAATCCCCCAAGAATGGCGGGAATAGTCAGAGCCCCCTCTCATTTGTCTAAAATTAAAACAACCTCCAAACAAATCTATTCCCAATTCTTGTATTTTTTCAAGTCCGTAATGGTCAAGTAAATCTTTAAATACTTCTGTAAAATTCTTAGCTACTAATTTATGACAACGCATTTTTTTAACCGTTGTTTTTTTATCCCAAGCCAAACGCATAGGATAAGGTAAATCTATTGTAGTTAAATAACTCCCTTGTTGGTTTGGTTTTCCAAAATCTTTTATTGCTTGTGCTGTTGTTATCATATCTTACTTAATTCATAATCTTGTTTTAATAAGTCGTGGTCTTTTTTCAAAGCATCATATTTCTTTTCTAACTCGATATATTTTACAGTTAATTCTTTGTGTAGTTTTTCCCAATTTTGCGATACCTCAACTTCTCTAGTATAAGCTAATGACATATCGTTAAACTGTAATTGAATAGATTTGTAATGGTCTTTAACACAAGATACCTCGTATTGCATTTCTTCCATTCTGGTCTTATATTGCACTAAGAAAGTATTATACATTTCCGATATTGCCGTGACAACATCAACATCCGTTTTCTTAATTTCACTATCAGTTTTTCGTTTTCCTCCGAAATACCAAGCTAATGGATACCCCAAAACAGCTCCCATTAATGCAATATACTCAATCATAATTCTAGTAGGTTTTTTGTTTGTAAAATAATCTGGCAATTATTACTGATAATACAATAATCATTTGCGTTTTTGTAAAATGTAACGGATCTAAAAATAATTCTTTAAATACATTCCAAACCGAAAGCCACAACAACACAAATTTAATAAAACTAAACTTATCGCCAATGAAAATATACAAAGAAATTAACATAAAAAATATTGCAGTTCCGATATAGTAAAAGCCGTGAATTGAATCTCCAATCACGGCAAATACTAAAGCGAAATATAATATTAGTTTACGGTCTATCATTTGGACGGTCTGTGCCTAATATTCCTTGCTCTTTACTTTTTGAATCCTTAACCAAAGCGGTTACTAAAATCCAAGCCAATGAACCAAATAAAGTCCATCCTGTTTTGTCGGTAAAATAACCTGCTGTATAAGCCTCCATTAAGGCATTAATTGCAAAAGGTAATCCTGTTACTAATCCTGCTAATGTTGTTCTCCAATCTTTCATATTCAATTTATTTTAAGTTAAAAATTCGTTTTAAAGCGTTTATTATTTTCTCAAAGATAGTTAATTTCTTTTTAACTATAACTTTCGGTTGCTCTATTTCGTATTTAGGTATCCCTAAAGTCACTTCGATAATAGTATCGAAACTTTGCATTGTTGGTATCGTTTCTCCAAAAGTTTCATATTTGTTTCCTGCTGTTACTATTGATTGTTGGCCGAAAGATAAAACCGTAAATAACAATAATACAGCAATTGATTTTATTTTCATTCCGTGTTTAAATCCCAACTTGTAATTATCCTTATACATTTTCACAATAAATGACATTTGCCTTTTATTAAAAAATTGATGTGCCGTTTCAATTGTTATCGGTATTTCTTTTAGGTTTTCTTCCATTTTATAAAGTTATTCCGTTTCCAGAGTTATAAATTGTTGTCACTTCACCAGCTGTTAATGCTCTTGAATATATTGCAGCTTCGTCAAAACTGTTAGGGCTTCCAGCGCCTTGTGCATCTCCAATTCTTTCTGTTGCTGTTCCAATATTTACCGTTCCTGTTCTAGCCATCGTTGTCGCTGTAGCTGTTCCGTCGAGATACATCCTCATCGTTGTTCCGTCATAAGTACAAACTAAATGATGCCAATTTGTTGTGTCTGAAAAAGCGATAAAACTACCACCTGATTGCCCTGTTAATGTTTGTAAAAAGAATTGCAATTGTCCTCCAGAAACTCTGATTAACGTTGAATTTTGTGCGCCAACCCAACTACCATATAAAGCGTTAGCATTTGCTAAACTTGCAATTTTAAACCATAAACTAACCGAAAAGGCCGTTTTTCCTCCTGTTATAGAACTACTGTTTAAGTTTATATAAGATGTTGTTCCTGAGCCTTTAACGCCAAATCCAACTTTTGCAGGTTGTAATAGCGTCATTGATACATAAGTTCCATTATTAGCACCAAAACTATCAACTGCAGTAGTTCCAGAAGGCTCTGACATTTTGAAATACCTTAGCATATTTATCAATGGCATTAATGAAGTTGTGGTAGTTGCCGTTGCAACGGTATTACTCATTGGTGATTTATTATACATCACATCAACCGCAATAACTGAAAAATTAAAACTTGTTAATTGTGCCAAATCATCAATAAATCCTGTAGCGGGAATATTTTTAACAAAAACTCCGTTGTTGTATAATTCGTAATAATCGACTGTATTTGTCGATGAAGTTGAAACCGATAAATTTACATAAGTAATATATCCTGTTGCCGAAGCTATCGCTGGTGCTGATGGTACAATAAAATTACTCACGTATTTGACCGTTCCGCCTTTACTTATAAAAAAAGTCAAATCACCATCGGGTGCGCCTGCATTTACCGTTTGTAAAGAAATTGGCACGTATAAAGTAGTCGAAGACCAGTTATTCCCGACTTCATCAAATACATTATTATTACCAACTGTTGTACCTAAAGACGTACATCTAGGAATGTAAATAATTTTAACATTCCCTGAAGAGCTAAAAGCAGTCCCTGTAATAGATGTGCAATTTTCTAAAGAAACTTTATTTACACTTGAAGTTCTAGCAATTGCATTTCCTGTCAAAGTAATTACACCTTTAAAATTCAATTCCTTTAATAAAGTAACGTCTTTAAATGCTTCGGTATCTATGTTATGTACTAAATTATCGATATCGGTATAATAAGTAATTGAGTTATCTGCTAAAAAAGAGAAAGCGGAAAAACCATAGCTTCCTGTAATTCTACATTGAATATCAGTTCCAACAATAGTAAAGTTTTCAATTCTACCTACTGAAATACCTAGTTTAGTAGCTAAAAGTGATGCAGTTGATAAACTTGCAGAAACTCCGCCAATGTATGTATTGTACAAAATTGGAGGAATAACCACGCCTTTATTCATAAAACCTAACGCTCTTTTACTCATAGTAGATTATTTACATCTAATAATAATTCAGTTAATTGTAATTTAAACCAATCCAATTCCGCTTCGATATCCGCATTTGAATTAACCGCAATCAAAACGGCTTTATCGTTTGCAATATCAATATCCCCCGTCTTTAATAATAAAAAAACAGGGTGCAATAATTCACGAACTTTTTTTGCTCTTAATTTTGTGATAAGTCCTTTTTTGTTTCTACGAATTAATCTGTTTTTAGTTTTTTGATACAAATTTAATCCTTTTCGCTCCAATATTTCTTGGTCATTTCTATCAACAACTTCTTCATTTGCTGTCAATTGTTCTGCTGTAAAATTAATAACCTCGTAAGTGTACACGTTGTTAATTTCATCGTAAATCATTGCTCCTTTGCGTTGCGTTGTGGTGTTGTAAGTTGGTTCGATTACGCTACGAAATCCATCTACATAGTGGATTGAAGCGTCTTCATAGTTGTATCCATTTGTACCATTCCATTTATTTGGAATAGTCGAGAATATTTTAATCTCTCCGTTTTTTTCTATTGCTACCATTATGTTGTAGTTTCGTTTGAATAATATACTAATTCGCTTGACGCTGTACCATTTATACAAGTTACTACAACGTGATTTTGTTTAGCTCCATCGTATGCTTGTGAACTTGGTAACTCAACCCAATATGCAGGTGGTGTCCAAGCAAAAGCACCTGTAATTAAAAACTCAATTACTTTCGTTGCTGGTCCTGTTGGTAAATTACTATCGGTTATCGTTGTAGCACCTGTTAAAGTCAATTGCCAAACATCCGCTGCGTTCCAATCTACTGCATAACTTCCTGTAGTGGTTGCGTTGGTTATACGAAGCCCTTTAGGTTGTAAGTTGGCTAAATCAGCAGTTGTAGCAAATTCATAATCCCCAATAGGGGGTTCAGGAAATGAAAAAGTACTATCTCCTTTAATAAATCGTCCGTTCATCTCAACATCTCCAGTAATAGGATTGCCTACTGTAGTTCCTGCGAGCTTTAACGTTTCGCTATCTAATTCCTGTAAAGCACTTTGAACATTTGTAGAAGCAATTCCTCCAACAGGTGAAACGGTTACGCTAGTAGCGGGTAATGAACCCGAAGCAATAGCTGAAGTAGTTGTTTTTTGTTTTCGTAAATCGTCTATAAATCGTAAAGCAGATTTTTTAGTGCCTATATCATAACTAGTTTTATATTCAAAAGTCATTTTATATAACAATCGAATTTCACCGTCTTTCAAAGTTGGAAATAAAGTCTGTAGTTGTTCCCAACTATGCGCATTAGCTAAAGTTATATTAGCAAAATCAGTTTCAGCACTTTTAATTTTAATCGTTTCTCCACGTCTAGGATCTTGTAAAGCATAAACGTAATAAACAAAATAGTAGTTAGCTGTAACCGCTGTACGTGTACCGTTAACTGTTAAGTATTGTGGTGTATTTGTTCCTGAATCCCACAAAAAAGGGAAATCAGTTGCGGGTAATTTATCTAATAATCCGCCTGCATTATTTGTAATGCAAATAAATTTACCACTTGTAGCAGGCAATAATCCACTTCCTAAATCTTGCGTAAATTTAGTCGTACCACTCGCAGCACTTGTGACTGTATAGTATATATTGTCGTCTAATATCGTACCACTAGACAAAACTATAACCGCATTACTACCATTTACATTTGGTATTCCTGTAGATATAGCGTTACTAGAAATTTCCAAACCACTTGACCATTTAGCGCCTTCAAGATGTTTCCAAGCGTGATCCGACCACGATATATCGTTTTTATGATATTCCACGCTATCAATCACACGCCTATCTGCAACGCTTAAGGTTGCATTCCAATAGAAACGATATACTGTAGCAATAGTAGCAAAGTCATTCCACACGGTTTGAGTAGCTATTGGTGTTCCTGAGCTGTTAAAATAGAAATACCAAACGCCTGTAGTGTTTGTGAAATTGAATACAACCGCTGCTGTTTTTTCGTGCATTAAAGCAACTCCACTACCATCTGTAAAAAAACGAATAGGGTTTAATGAAGATATTGAAGTGCCGTTTTTTACAGTTTCAATTGTTAAAGTTAATGCTGTGTTATCAATTACAATATCGTTTTCAGTTAAATATTGTTTTTGACAAATACCGGTGAATACTGTTTGTTTTAAATCTAAAGCATCGTGAGTGGCTTTTTCGTTTGGATAACTTACTTCTGAATATGCTGTTATGGAAGATATTTTATTATCTTCGTTTTCGGGCGTGTATCCTAATCCAATTTCAGGAAAATTTTTAATATAAGCAGGACTTGAAGGGTCTGACTCAGCGGCATCTGATTGTACGTTTACTTGCGCTCCTGTTTCAATACCATCTAATTTAGTTTTATCCTCAGCGGTAAACAAAGATATTGCAATAGTTTCAATTTTTTGTTGAGATTCATTTACTACTAATATTTGACCATCTTTTCCAATATATGAAGTAAATGTATCTAATAAATCAGTAAATCTATCAACTGTGCTTGTGCCTCCTGTGCTTGCAATGCCATCAAAAAATCCAGCATCTAATAAAGTTATCCATAAATCATTTATAGAAATAGGAACGTATGTAATTCCTGTTACTATGGTAATTTCAGAAAATAATATATTTTGCTTTAATATTAAATTAGCACCGTTTGCAGTTTTAAAATTGCAATAATCCCCAATAGTAGTCAGTCTATTTTGCTCTGAAATTATAGGTTCACCGCCATCTAAAACCAAAGAAAAGAAATTCCCTGTTTGCTTTGTAATTACTAAACTGCTCATAATTTCATAATATAAAGATTAATTATGTAAGGTTGCATATTTTTATTAACCCCTGATACTCCTGTTAATTCTGTGCCTTGCATCGTACCGCCTATTGTATCTCCAATATATGGAGTTTCAGGGTATTTTGTTCCTGTGCTGTTTGCAGCGTATTTAATTGAATGTGAATGTTCAACTACTATTGCATCTGTAGAACCTCCAATATCACCTAGTGTTGACCATCCTAATCCGTAACCAATTCCAACACGTCCGGCTAAATTATCAGTACCATTATTTCCATTACAAATTGCCCATCCAAGCCTTAGATTCTTACCAAGTCCATCAACTTCAAAGTTATCAGCTAAATAAGTACTATCGCATTTTACACGTTTAATATCGCCACTTTGTGATAAATTAGCCTGAATATATTCAAGTAATGCGTGTTCTACTTCACGGTGTTTTATAGCGGGTATCTTTGTTCCGCTTGCTAAATTTAAATCGATTAAATCGAATATTTCTGAATAAGTCATATCTATTAAATTTGTTCTGCTTTCCAATATCCATCAGATGCAAATCCTATATAAATAAATCTATACATTTGATTTGTAGTCAAAATAACACTTGTTACAAAAGTTGGGTAATTAACAAACATTTTAGCCGTATTTGCTACATTTGCTCTAATTTCTATATTATTTGCGGTTGCTATTACGTAAATTTCTCTATTAATTTCAGTCGTTGCAGGCAAATAAGCAATCCCTCCTGTAAATGAACACGAGTTCATATCGTAAGGTAAAACAATAGGGGTAACTGAAAGATTAATTGCACCAGCTGTTTTAGTTCCACCTCCAACGCTTGCGACCTCTTGGTCTACATAATCCATCATTAAAACCCGATTTGCTCCATCCTCTGTATTAGTAAGACTTCCGGCAGTTGTTTTGCTTGTTATTTTTGTTGAAATATCTGTGTTAACTTGAATTCTTGTAATTGGCATAATTTTTATATTTTAGTTGTAAATATCGCTATAAACGTTACTATGTATTCTTGTTGTAGTTGTTGGCGTATCGGTATCATAATCAGCACTTCCATAATCAATGCCTAAATAATCATTTAATCCGAAGAATTTATCATTATAATTTGGACTTAAAATATAAGATGCTTCTATAAAGTTTTCTTGTGATGTTTTTTTAGGCAAATCGATAGCTTCAAATAATGAGCATCTAATATAATTTACATATAAAATTGGACTTTCTAACAAATAAGTTAGCGCAATCAATACAGATTTAGGCATTAATTCAGTCCTAAATAATTCTATTTTGCTTGTTTTTATAGCTTGGGAAACCGTGTTTTTTGTAGAAACCTCGTAATAAGTAGTTAATTCTGTTTTCTTATCTTCTTCATCAAACCAAGTTTGTAATCCTATGCTTTGATAAACATCCTCGTTACTATCTTTATAATGAAATTGTGTTGTTTTTTCGTTTTCGATGTTGGTTAATAAGAATGGAGTTGAATAAAATAACTCTCCTACCGCTTGTTCAATTTCTAAATAAACTAATCTATATCCAAAGTCAAAAGGCACATTTGTAAGCGACCAAAACAATTGAGGCGCACCATCTAACCTATTTGTCAAAGAATCAATAAAGAAATAATCCGTAACATCGGTTTTAGTTCCTTTGCATAAATCAACTATATTGACAGTCCAATCTTCTAAATCAATTCCGTTAGGTGTATCTGTGACTTGAATGTATTTTGCGGTGTTGTTTGGTAAAAGTTGAACACCCTTGAAAATAAATTGCGTGTTTATTTGGCTATTCTTGAAGTAGAACGCTTCTTCTTTTGATCGAAATAGATTTATGAAAGGCTTAACCATTATATTCCCCTGTTATCATCAACGTTAGAATTTAAGCAAATATAATCAATTTTACAATAAATTTAACCAACCCTCTAATATTTCTTTTGAACTCGCAAAAGCACCATTGATACTAACCTCGTGCCAAAAGACACCATTATACAATCTATATCGATTTTCATCAAATATATAAAGTTTTTCGTTTTTAATTTCCCATAATAAAGAATCAACACGGGTTTCATTATTAATCAAAATATATAGGAATTCCGTTGAAATACTCATTGAAGTAGGTTCAAATTTTTCTTCTGCCTTAATACGCAATTCTTTTTCTAATAGTGAATATTCAACATCGATAGGATAAACTTTTATAACTTGGTCGTTGTTGTCAATAGTACGAATGAATCCCCTATCGCTTCTGACGCCCGTTTGAAGTTCAATAAATTCCTCAAAATACACATTCTTGAACACAATATCATTATACAAAACAGGCGATAATATTGGATTATCAGGTATAAAATCGGCTTTCTCGGTCAATTTCACGCCCGCATATTTAGCCGTGTAATCACCGTTATTTTTATACCAAGTGTTTTTAATAGCTTTTTCTTTCCAATACAAATTACAAGTTGCAAGATATGATTTGTAATAATTGTAAATATTTCTTTTAATAGAATATCGTCTATTACTGTAATTATCTGCACTATTTAAACTTTCAGTTTCCGTAAATCCCTGATTTGTGTAATTCGTAAAAGGAACGAACGAATCTGACAATGTGTAGGTGTATTTAGTCAATCTGTTTCCATTTCCTGCCTCGCTCGTAACTCCTAAGCCTGTTCTAACCAATTCCAAAGCATTGTTTACTACTGAAAAAACACTATAAACACCGTTATTCGTGTCAATTGGCTGAATTGTAAACTCGCTTCCAACTTCTATTCCTAATGATAGAAAGTTAATACTTCCATCGCTTCGTAACGTTAATCTATCGGTATCATTGCTATAAGAGTGGTCTAATTGCGTAACCTCAGTAAATGTATTATCGAAAGTTGTATTAATTGAATCGATACAAAAAATAGTATCGTCATCTTGTGAAGCCGTATCGGTTGTTATTTCAATTGCTTTTCTTCTTGTACTTTCAATTAAAAAAGCATCTCTAGTCCAATCTATATCAACTTCTTTTTTATTCTCAACTGATTTGTTAAACAATACAAATCTACTTTCTCCGTGTATAGTATCAGCACTGTTTGCCTCTTCATTTTCTTTTAACGATTGATAATTTTTATACTTAAATCCAAACTCATTAATTTTATACTTTGGATTAAAAGTCTTGTTCATTTCTGAAAATTGGGTATTATTGAAAAAACCAACTTCATTATTGGTGTAAAAATCCGATTCAATTCCGAAAAATATTTTTCCATCGCTTCCAATTTCCCAATCAGCGTGAAACTCTGGGAATGATTTTTCAATATCTTCTAAACTTACATAAAACGGTTTATTTGTAATTCCACGTAAAAAATTACCATTAAACAATCTGTTATCGTAAAACTCCCCTAATGATTCAAAACGAGGCGCATTAATTTGCAATCCTGATATTGATTTTACAACTTGACGCATTACATCGACTAAACGCAATGATTTTGAAATTGAGTTATAAGCGGTGGATTCTGCTGTTATCGTTGTACTTGTGCTTTCTATAACAGTTGTAAGTTCATAGGCTAAAACTTGCGTAACTAACAAGTATAACCATATGCTTTCACCTCTGAAAATACTATCAAATATTAAGAATTGGTTTAAATCATAAGTAATTGCACCCGAAGCCTCGACATCGTACATCGTAAAAGTTTCCGCAGTATCATAATCAACACCTTTTAAAACTAAAACACGCACTCGTTTAACATCGCCACCTGAAGTACTACCTTTTACTTTTACATTAATAGTAACGCCTCTTAAATTGTCCATTACAGAAACAACTTTAAATAAGTTTCTATCGTTAAAAGTTCCATTAACTAAATAAGGCGCGTAAGTGTCGTTAATTCCAAAACTAACTATTTGTGAAGTGATATTGATATATTCTCCTAAATG